TGGTACTAGCAAGGATAAGAAAAACCCGGACCGTTGCTTGCCGTTGGCTAAGGCTAAGTCTATGACTAAGGCTGAGAGAGCAACCACGGCTCGTAAGAAGAAAAGTGAAGGAAGAAAAGGTAAGACTGTTGTGGCTAACACTAAGGCAGGAAGAGTAACTAAAAGATTTACAAAGCGATAATGGCAACTAAAAGTAAGATGAAATGCAATCGGGTAATGAGGTCCGATAGAGCAGGCAAAAAGAAAATGGTTAAGGCTTGTGCCGGTGGTAAGGAAAAGTTAATTCACTTTGGTGCTAAGGGATATGGTCATAACTATTCTGCTGCTGCACGCAAGTCATTTAAGGCTAGACATAAGTGTGGGACAGCAACAAATAAGTTAAGTGCACGTTATTGGTCTTGTAAAAAATTATGGGCAGGACCGGGAGGATCAACGGCATCTTCTCCAAAAAGTAGACGAGGAAAATATTAGTATATTTGCAACAAATGAAGTCAAAAGGATTAGGAGATACAATAGAAAAAATTACAAAAGCAACCGGAATAAAAAAAGTTGTAGACAAGGTAGCTAAAGCCACAGGAAAGTCTTGTGGGTGTGCTGAAAGAAAAGATACACTAAATAGAATATTCCCTTACGATAAATAAGATTATGATGTACAGAGAATCAACACCACTAGCAACCTCTCCAATGGAAACAGAAGGAGGAGGATACGGAAGAAGACAAATGCGTAAAGCAAAACGAAAAGCTCAAAAAGGAACAAGAATGGCACAAAAATTAGCTAACATATGTTCTAGAAGTTTAAAGAGTGGCAAGGGATGTATAAATAGAGCAGGCTGGCAAAGAAAAATTTAAAAATATTATATTTGTAGTAAGTAAAAAAATAAAAGATTATGGCAATTGTACCAAGTAACACGCAGTTTATAGGGAATACGACAGGTATCCCTGTTGTTGAAAAAAATTCGGCACAAATTAATAGTGCAACAGGAATTTTTACAATGGCAGATATTGCTGAGTCTGTTCCAATATCAATACCAAATAACGTAACAGGTTCTGGTACTGCAAATAAAGTATCTAAGTTTACATCAGCGAATGTAATAGGAGATGGGTTGTTAAATGACGATGGAGCATCTATATGGTATAATGGACCATCTTTAAATGATACTAGATTAGCTTATGGTAAAGCTGCATTGTCTCAAGGTGGAGGGACTTACAATACAGCTATTGGTTTTGAATCTCAACTTTCAAATGTATCAGGTATATATAATACTTCTTTAGGTTTTAGAGCTTTAAAGAGCCTTACTACAGGTAGTAATAATGTTGCTGTAGGTGAATTTGCATTACAAGATGTAGTAGCATCTTTCCATAATATTGGCATAGGATATACAGCAGGATGGAAAATTCAAAGCGGTAATTCAAATGTAGCAATTGGTCGTGCTTGTTTGCAATCCAATGTTATTGGAGATGATAATATTGGGATAGGTCAAGCTGCATTACAAGTGACAACATCGAGTTATAATGTCGGAATTGGAGGGCAGTCATTGAATACTAATACAACGGGGCAGGGAAACTCTGCGTTAGGTTATTTGACAAATAGCGGCAATTTTAGTCATTCTGTTATATTGGGTAGAGGAGCAACAGCATCGGCAGATAACCAATTTGTAGTAGGGTCTACTACGTATAATGCAGGATCGGTAGTTACTCAAACCAATACAAGTAGTAAGTATTGGGAAGTAGTTATTAATGGAAGTGTAGAAAAGGTATTATTAGCATAAAATAATTATATTTGTAGAATGAAAAAATATATTTGGAAAGTAAGTAATTTATTTACAGTAAATACTGATACAAAAACAGATTACGTTGTAACTGCAGTTTACGATATTATCGGAGAAGAAGTAAGTGAAGGTGAAACTTATACAGCTACTTTATCTAATTCTCAAGATTTTACAATAACTGAAGGTTCAACATTTGTGCCGTATGCAGATTTAACGAATGATATTGTGATTAATTGGATACAAGATGGACTGGGTGAAGATTTAGTTGCTAATTATGAATCCTCGGTTGGTGGAATGATTGATAGTAAGATTAATCCACCTGTAAGCCCTACAAATGAAGCACTGCCTTGGTAAATAAATAAAATGAAAGAACAAATTCAAATAATAGTAAACGCTATAGATATAGCAGTTCAAAAAGGATGTTACAGTTTAAGTGACACAGCAACAATTATTCAGGCTTTAAAAGAAGTTTTTCCTGAAGATAAAAAAGAAGAATAAAAGATTATGGCGTATCAAAAATTACAAGCTAACTTAGCAAAGGTTGTTGTTCCTTCGGACACAAGTGATATTACAGCTCCGGGTGGAGCAGAGCAAAACGGATGTGTATTGTATGTCGGCGTTACAGGTGATCTTAGGGTAACTACAGCGGGAAATGATGATGTAATATTTAAAAATGTTCCGGTAGGGTTTTTTCCTGTGCAGGTGTTAAAAGTTTGGGAAACAAGCACAGGGGCTGATGAAATAATTGCACTTTGGTAAGATTATGGGATTAACGATAGGCATAATAATATCAATAAACTAATTGTGAAAATATCTATAAGTAGCATATTGAGTAGTTTTTATTTATTTTTTACGCCTGTTGGTGGATTGCTACTTGTGGTAGGTCTATCTACAATTTTAGATACAATGTTCGGAATAGCGAAAGCTAAGAAGTTAGGTAACGCAATTACTAGTAGAGATTTCAGGAAAGGATATGTTCCTAAAACAATAGGTTATTTAAGTGTTGTTATAGGCGTATTCTTATTGGATCAAATTATTCTTAATGAATTAATAAAAAGTGTTTTAGATTTTGAATTTTTAGCTACAAAATTAGTATCTTTGGTTCTTGTTAGTAATGAGATAAAATCTATGGATGAATCTTGGGTGACGTTAAAAGGATATTCATTTATAGAAAAACTAAAAGAATCAATTACTCAAATTAAAGATATTAAGAAGGAATTAAAATGAGAAAAATAAACAAGGCAATTATACATTGCACAGCCACCCGTGAAGGAGAGGATAAGACAGTAGCTGACATTAGAGCTATGCACCTTAAAAGAAATTGGTCGGACATTGGTTATCATTTTCTTATAACGTTAAACGGTACGGTAGAAGTGGGTAGACCGATAGAAAAGCCGGGAGCTCATACCAAGGGGGAGAATTTAGATTCTATAGGAATTGCATATGTAGGAGGAGTTGAAGAAGATGGTAAAACTCCAAAAGACACAAGAACCTTAGAGCAAAAAGAAGCACTAAGATGGTTAATATCTGACCTTAAAGGTAAGTATGATTTTGACCAAGTATATCCTCATAATAAATACGCTAATAAGGCTTGTCCTTGTTTTGATGTATACGCAGAGGAATATTAAAGAGCAACAATAATTAACCCTTCTAGAATAGCAAATATTATTGAGAAAGCAGCGATTTTTCTGTTTCTTTTAACTTTATTATCTTTCTTTTTGTTTTCAGATAATAAGTAGATATTGCTATCTCCAACGTGTTTTAAGACCTTCTGACACGACTTTAGATTGTTTTCGGTAACCTGTATAAGCTCATACATTTTAGCTTCCTTAGAACGGCTTATTTGAGCTTGTGCCATCAAGCTATCTTTTTGTATTAGCTCGATATATATCTTGTCCATTTGGTCAAGTGTTATTGCTACAAGAGTATCCCCGTTATTATCTATTAATACGACTTGCGAATAGGTTGATACGCTCAGAAGAAGGGAGGATATGATAATTAGCAGTTTTTGTTTCATAATATATTTCTATTGTATCTCTTTGTAAATCCAAGCTATCTATACTTTTATATATAGTATCTGTTGGCACTACTTCAGGGATAGTGTATGGGTGTGTTGTTTTTTCTTTACGAACAAATAGTAAATTTATTATTATAGCCGTTGTTATAATGCAATAAATTCCGAAGTATATAATGGTGTGTTTATTTCTCACACAGCAAAGGTAAATATAAAAGTTTTATATTTGCATATAAGTAAAAATATATTTAGTGGCATTAATAAGTACATATCCTATAGACGAGAATATAGTAGGTTCTGACAGGTGGATCGGCAGCGATTCTAACTTTAAAAACGCTACTAAAAACTTTACTGTAGATAAAGTTGCTGATTATTTAAATAAATCTGGTAGCATACAGTCGCAAACGTTGAGATATCAATATCAAGCTACTGTAGATGCATTACATCCTAGAAGAAGTGGTACTATATCTTTTCAAAATAATATAGGAAATGAAGTGCCATTTTCAAGTATAACTACTTGGTTGTTGAGTAGGTATTCAATTCCTGCAAAAGACGTTTATACTTTTTACACTAATCCGTTAATTGGGTCTACTGTGCTTGTAACTAATGCGAATGACATTTCAAAATGGGCAGTATACAAATGGATTAGCTCAACTCAAGATATAGATGAAAATAATTTTTATGACATAGTACTTGAGTATGTGTCAGGTAATGGAGGATTAAAAGATGAAGAGTATTATCTTATATCTTTATTGCTTTATGATATAAATAGCAATACTGATAAAACATTTACTTTTACTCAAAGTACAGCATCTTTAAATTGGAGTGTTACTCATAATTTAAACAAGTTCCCATCTGTTTCTGTAGTAGATTCAGGAAATACTGCTGTTGTGGGATCAGTAGAGTATATTAACGAAAACCAATTAACAATAACCTTTAGTGCTCCATTTTCGGGGTACGCATATATGAATTAACAAAAAAAACTATGGCACTTAGATTCTTAGACAACATATCCTTAGAGGGTAATCAATTACAGAACTCGTTATTACAAGTTCTTGCAACTAACCCTTCTGCATTAGGCGAGGGTCAAATTATTTATAACTCAACCACTAATAGTATAAACTATTATAATGGTACTTCTTGGGTTACATTAGATGGTCAGGGAGACATATCTGAAGTAATTGCAGGAACTGCATTAAATGGAGGAGGAACATCAGGAGCGGTTACTATAAACCACGATGATTATGGTACGGCAGGAACGTATGGATATCCTACATCTGTAACTACAAATGCACAAGGTCACGTTACCTCGATTACAGCAGGACCTGCTCCAGGTACAATGAACTCATTTATTGTTGCAGGAGACACGGGTACAAATCAAACAATATCTGATGGAAACACATTAACTATTGTTGGTGATGTAGGTATAGCCACAGCAGGAGCAAATACAGATCAAATAAGAATTAGTTTATCTCTTGGAGAGCTACCTGCAAATACAGCTACGCTTGTGCCAAGTACAGATGTCATTGTAGGTATATGGGATTCTAAAACAACTCAAGGAACTAAGGTAGTAGATGATATACCTGTAAGTGCTTGGGGTGCAGCTATTGCTGATATAGATATGGGTTCTAATAAAATCATATCTGTAGCAAATCCAACTTTAGCTCAAGATGCAGCTACTAAAAATTATGTAGATACAACATTTGCAGGTTCAGGTGCACTTATTTTCCAAGGTGGATATGATGCTTCTAGCTCAGGACCTAATGGTTCTGCACTAAAAGGTTGGACATATGCAGTAACTGTTGCTGGTAATGGGGGTGGATATTGGTCGACTCCTTTAGAGGTTGGTGATTTAATTATTGCTGAGCAAGACAACCCTGCTAGTGAAGCAGATTGGACAGATATACAAAATAACGTTGATGTTGCAACTGCAACCACTTTAGGTATTGCAAAATTCCCAACAGCAGGCGGTCTTAGTGTGTCTGCAGGAGCTGTTTCGTTAGCCACATCAGGGGTAACAGCAGGTACATATGGAGATGCTAACTCAGTATCTCAGGTTACTATAAACGATAAAGGTATTGTTACATCAGCTTCTGATGTTGATATAGCGATTACGTCTACTCAGGTGACTGATTTCTGTACAGCAGTAGATGCTTGCGTAGGAGCCACTAATTATAAAGCATCATTTGGTGATGGTCTAGCTACTTCATTTACAATAACACATAGTTTAAATACAAGAGACGTAATAACACAAATATATTCTAACGTTGCTCCGTATGATACGGTTCAATGTACTGTTGAAAGAACAACTGTAAATACATTAACAATAGATGTAGCTCAGCCACCTGCAACAAATGAATTTAGAGTGTTAGTACAGTCTATATAAAAAATATATGCCATTAAGATTTATAGATAATGCTGCTTTTACAGGCAGAGTAGGTATAGGAACGTCTAGTCCTGCATCTAAATTACATATTGAAAGTGATTTAGGAGCTTCAGGCACATTTTTAACTTTAAAAAATTCTAACGCAACCTACCTAAATAGTTATACGGTAGGTACTGTGAACAAGGTTTTAAAAGTATCCGGAGGTGGTAGCAGTCAAGATGCTGTAATGTTTGAAGATACATTATATCTTGGTATGGGTTCAAATACCAACGTTGGTATTGGAACGACGAGTCCTGCTCAAAAACTTCACGTAGACGGAAATACTCTTATTAGTGCTGAGAGATATTATTATGTAGCAGGTGGAGGAGCCGGAGTCGGTAGTGATGCGTCAGGTAATTTAATATTACGGCAAAACAGTGCTAATCTAATGACTACATCTGGTAGTAACGCAACTTTTGCAGGTAGTGTAACATCTTCTAATTTTATTATTTCAGATGGTACTGATAATTATATACAATTTGATTTAAATGGTAAAAATTCACATTTTACTAATCAAAGTAAATCATTTATATTTTCTGGTCAAGGTGCAAGTGGAGATTATTTAGCAGGTACTTTAAACTTCCAATCAAGGTCATCAGTAGACCGAGATATTAATTTTATAACTGGAGCAACTCCTGCAAAACGATTAACTATATCTGGTTCAGGAAATGTTGGAATTGGCACTGCTAGTCCTGCTAATAAACTAACAGTAAGAACAAGTACAATTAATGACGGATTATATTTAGAAACTTCTCAACCTGTTACGTATGGAAAAATATACAATAGTAATTCAGAGTCTTTTCCTGTAGGAAATTTAAACTTAGCATACGGCACTAATAGTACTGCTATAATCCAAGCATTAAGTAATAGAATGTCTTTAAAAGGAGGCTACACTACTGGAGGTCAAATATCTTTCTTGTCTGCTTCTACAGAGATAATGAGAATGACATCTACTGGTTTAGGTATTGGCACGACTAGTCCTGCTCAGGCGTTAGAGGTAAATGGCATCATTCAAGTCTCAAATACATATAAACAGTACCTTCTACAATCACATAATACTTATGGTAACCTACTTTTACAGCAATCAGGAGCGGCAACAATACCATTAACAGTAAATAGTGCTAATCTTGGAATTGGAGTAGGTAATATTAGCCTACAATCTGCATTAAATGTAAATGGAGGAATTGCTGCAGGCTCATACTATAATACAGCAGCACCTGCAAATGGTATGATAATTTCAGGTAACGTTGGTATTGGAACAACTAGTCCTGGAGTTGAATTAGATGTCACTGGTCAAATAAGAGCATCAAGTGGA